ATCGAAGAGTTGGTGCGGTCCAAGAAGTTCAAGGTGTTTCTTGGCGCTGTCTTGACCTGGGCCGGTGTTGCGTTAACGGATGGCGTTATCAGTATCGAGGAGCTTCAAGAGTTTGTTAAAATCGTTACCGTTTATCTCGGGAGTCAAGGCGTCGCCGATTTTGGAAAAGGTGTGTCGCCGGCGGTGTTGGCTTTGATGGAATCGTTTACTAACGCGGCGCGCCAGACGCAGGAGGTGAAGAGTGAGTAGCGCTGAGAGCGCATTGATGGCTTTCCTTGACGGTGCCGGCATTGAAGGCAACGCACGAAATGCGTTGCTGGACCTGCTGAGCGCGGCGGAGCAGGGTGCGGCAGAGGTCGTTAGTCCGCGCGGTATTGTGACCAGCAATGAGCAGATTTGGCGGTTTGATCTTGCCGACCGGCTGGAAGATATTCGATCCGGCAAGGAAGGTGCGGTTAACGAGAACACACAGATCGGTGTTGGCGTGGCGCGCCAGGTTGTTCAGGATGTAATGTCGGGCCGTGGCCAACAGGCTGTCAGGGAGATTACGGCGGCGATTGCAGCGGTTGAGAAAATCAATGACTGAGAAGCACCTGGTCATCTTTTCGATTGATCTTGGCGGCGTCATGGAGCACAACCAGCGCAAGCCGTGGATTGGTTCGCTGGCGTTGATTGATGCGCTGGCGGAGGCTATGCCGGCTGATACTGGGTATGGTTTTTTTGGTATCGCAGATGAATGGTGTCATAAGCCGTTGTTCGTACTGCCAGGTGAAATGACGCCTGGCCAAGTAACGGATTTTCTGCGTGATGAAGTTAAAAGCCGTTATCCTGGCGGGACAAGCCGGTTTGTTCAGCAGATTCATGGTGGTGCGAATGTGTTTAATCTGTGCAAGGCAGGTTTTGACAAGGCCGACGTTATTCATTTGACAGATTGGCCGGAGCCTGTGCGAGATGATGCGCTGCGGTATATTCGGCCGGACGGCTCGGTTAGAGACAATATTTCTGGCTATAACTTGACCGGTTTCGAGCACATGACCAAGCCGAAAAGGTTGTTTGAGGATTATGGCGTGCGCTGGCACGTGGTGCCAATTGTCCAGTATAACCGGCGGTGGCGATTTGATCGCACGGTCTGGAAGGCGCTGGAACATATGGCTACCATAACTGGTGGTTTGTTTGCGTTTGATGCTGAGCGTGATGACGATTGGTCGCATTTCCCAGGCTTGGGCCGGCGACTGGCTGAGAATATCCAGAAGAGCAAGGCGCGGCTGTTCAATCATCGGTGATGCGATTTACTAATTTGGTACTGAAAACTATGAAATTAGTAGTTAGGTGATTACAGGGCCTACTATGGAATACGTAATGCGAGTCAAGAAGATTGTACCGGAAGACCACAAGGTCTTTCGTGGTTCGAGCAGTTTGATGGTGGCTATGCAGGCTACGGCTTACGTCAATGAAATCTATGGCGAGATGATCGACAAAGAGATTGACAAGCATTTGCAGCCTGCGAGCGGGCATTTCGCGGACTTGATAGACAAGATTCGTGAAACCATAAAGGAATTCAGGCCAATGTATGTGGCTGCGGCGTGTAAGTTGTTTACAGAGCCGGCAAAACAATGAAGAATATCGGCGTTCAATCTTTGCTATTTGACGAGCGTGTGTTGACTGCGTTGCAGCGTGGCCAGCCGGCGGTGTTTAAGCTCATTGACCCGGACGCCGGCTGGGTGAACCGAGTGCAAGAAGCCGTTACAGACGCAACGTTAGTTGGTCGTCTGCATGATTTGTCTCACCCGGCCAAGTTGGATGCTGAGAATGGTATCCGGCTGGCTAAGGCTTGTGCTGCCAAAGCGCAAGAAACGTACATTGAAATTTGGGAAGGCAGCAATGAGGTTGTGCCGGCGTCGTTGGATGAGTTCAAACGCTACGTTGAATTTGAGCATGCGTTTGCATTGGAGTTGGCCCGCCAGGGATTGAAGCCGCTGATCGGCGGGTTTGCGACGGGTACAACGCCGGTTGATGGTGATCCGGACTGTCAAACAAAGTGGCGTATTTTTTGCGATGCACTGGCCGATGCCTGGGGGATGCATTGGCATGAATACTGGTATGCGCCGCAGAATGGCATTATTGATGATCGCTGGAATGCTTATCGGTATGAGAAGTGGTGGCATTTCTTGCCGGAGAAGCTGCGGCGCGAGAAGTGGTTTCTTGTCAGCGAGTTAGGCGTTGAGGGGCACGATCCGGCGGTGGGCGCGCGTGCCGGCTGGGTTGGCAAGGCTACGGTGAATGACTACTGGTCGCACTTGCAGCGGTACGCTGATGCGTTGACCAACTTTAGTCCAAGGCTGGCGGCCACGCTATTTTACGCCGGCGACATTGTGGATAAATCATGGCAGTCCTACGACGTAATGCCATTGATTGGCAACCTTGAACAGGCCTGGAAAGGCGACAAAAAGCGCGTTTGGGGAGTAGGCGAGGCGAAGTTTGACGAGGAGCCGAATACGAACATGGATGTTGACAAGCTTAACAAAACGTTGTCTGTGCGTCTCGGGGAGGCAGGCATTGAGTACGATAACTTGATCGGCCATTTTCATGACAAACCTGGCTCAACTTGGTTGACGAAGAAACGAGACATGGCCGATCTACACGGTGTGGCGTTGCATCATTCTGTCGGTCCGCACAATGGTTCGACAAAATCTATTTATGACGCCAATGTAAGCCGCGATCTTGGCGGGTTTGCATATCACTTTGTCGGATACTGCTATAGGAAGCGTGATGGCAGCGTATGGCGTAAGGTTCGGTTGATGCGCAATCCGCGTGATTATGGCGCGCATGTTAAAGGCAAGAATCATGAGTGGCTGGGGTTTGTATGGCCAGGCGCGTATCATGAGGATGCGCCTGATTCTGGTGTGCTGACTGCGCAAGCGGAAGCTTTGGCCATTGTTGTCAAGGTTTTGCGCGAATGGACCGGCAACCAGGATCTTGTGTTGGATGCGCATGGCCAGATATTGCCTGGCTATACGGCGTGCCCTGACGGCGGCAAGTGGTTTAGTGACAAGTTGTTGCCGGCATTCGATAGGGCGATGGCCGGCACAACCAAGCCGCCAGAGGCAGACGATTATGCACGCGGCTGGAATGACGCTCTGCAGACGGCGAATCAGGCGTTTAGTCAAGTAGTGGATGATTTGCGAAAATGAGATACTTTCTAATCACGCTGCTCTGTTTTGGCGTAGCATTTCTGGTTTTGTGGCTAGCCATTGATACGGCTCATGTGGCCGGCGCAGCGTTGCCAGAGAGCAACAGCATTTCGTTGCGGCCATTGCAGCCGGCGACAACCACGGCGACGGTTGTCTTGCCAACTATGACACCATTGCCAACTTACACGCCGTTTCCTACCTGGTCTCCGGCACCGACGCAAACGCCGTGGATTCTTGTTGTGACTCGGATTGTGACGACTACGCCGGCGCCGAGTGTGGATCGCCGGCAGATCCATTACTTGCCGTTGGTTGGCAGAGCATGTAAGACTGAATGGCCGGCTGGGTGTTGACTGGGCAACCCTTTGTAAGGTGAAGAACTCTATGCAATGCGGCGCTAAAACTAGATCAGGCGCAAAATGCAAAAATAGATCAATGATAAATGGCCGTTGTAGAATGCATGGCGGAAAGACACCACGAGGTATTGCTTCTGCAAACTTCAAGACTGGTCGATATAGTAAGGACTTGCCGACCAGAATGGCTTCACGATATCGTGAAGCACAAGAAGACTCGGACCTGTTAGTATTACGCGATGACATCGCATTAGTTGACACACGTATTACAGATTTGCTGTCAAGGGTTGATACCGGTGAGGCCGGCGTTTTGTGGAAGACGTTGAAGAAAGCGTATGACGATTATCGCGCTGCAACGATAAAGAAAGATGCGCTGGCGATGGCGGATGCTTTGCAGACAATTGAGGCATCGATTAAGCAGGGTAACGCCGATTATGTTACGTGGTCCGAAGTGATTGATCTGGTGGATCGCCGTCGGCGATTAGTTGAAAGCGAGCGCAAACGGTTGGTCGAGATGCAACAAACGATTACGACCGAACGCGCTATGGCTTTGCTTGGAGCAGTGGTTGACACAATCCGCAAACACGTTGCCGACAGAGATACTCTCGTCGCCATCAGTAATGACATTGGAAAACTCGTGGTTATTGAAGGCGTCGAGGCAACTACATCCTGATTATGGTACCGCAGCAGAATTTGATATTCAAACCGATGACCAGCTTTGGCGATTTTGCCACGACGTTCTTGGGGTTGCTATCCCGCGTATGTCGTGTTGTGCCGGCCATGTTGCGCCCTTCCAGGCGTTTGCCGATGCTTACTTTGCGCGTTCCAGAATCAGCATTTGGAAAGCATCACGTGGCTTTGGGGGCAAGTCGTTTTTGCTTGCGCTGCTTGCCGTAACGGAGCAAATCGCTTTGGGCGCATCAGTGAATTTGTTGGGCGGTAGCGGGGAACAGTCTCTCCGTGTTCATGGCTATTTGGCCGGCACTGATCCTAATTCTGGAGGCATGTTTTGGGACGCACCAAATGCGCCACGCGCATTGCTTGCTTCGGATATCAAAAAGGAATCACGAACGACAAATGGTGGTATGATTCGCGCATTAATGGCTAGTCAAACATCAGTTCGCGGGCCTCACCCACAACGGTTGAGGCTAGACGAAATAGACGAAATGAGCCAGCCCATCTTTGACGCGGCCATGGGTCAAACAATGGCCGCGCGCGGGATTAAGGCTCAAACGGTGTGTAGCAGCACGCATCAGAATCCTGATGGGACTATGACGGAGGCGCTCAAGCGTGCCTCCGAAGGGGCATGGCCGGTGTATGAGTGGTGCTATCGTGAGTCTTTAGAGCCGCATGGTTGGTTGCCGGCAAGCGAGGTGGAGGAGAAGCGCACAGAGATCCCCAAGGCGATGTGGGATTCAGAGTACGATCTTCAAGAACCCAACCCGGAGGGCCGTGCGATCGATGGTGATGCGGTTGAGGCGTTGTTTGATCGGTCGCTTGGCGAGTATGAAGGTGATGTTGGCGAGCATATCATTGTGGTTGAGCCAGACGAAGAGTTGGAGTTTGTGACCGGTACAGATTGGGCGAAGTCTCGGGATTGGACAATTATTCATACGAACCAACGGACGGATGAGGGCCCTGATTTGTTGGCGGCTTGGTTGCGCGTTGGGCGTAAACCGTGGCCGGCCATGATCGCTGACCATGATAGGCGTTTAGACACGTACGACGGGACCGCGGTGCACGATGCAACGGGTGTGGGTTCGGTTATTGACGACTATCTTGAGAGCGGCTCTGAAGGTTTTGACTTCACCGGGCGCAAGGCGCGAGATGCGATGTTGACGGCTTATATTGCGGCGATTGAAAATGGCGAGCTTGTGTATCCGTGGATTCGCTATGCTTATAACGAACACAAATATGCGACGAATGACGATATTTATAGTGGCCGGCCAGGGCATTTGCCGGATTCTATTTCGGCTGGCGCGCTGGCTAAGTATGCGTTAGGAACAGGTTCTATTTTTTGGTAGTAATCATATGGCTGTGAATTCTACTTATATTGATGGCACGAAGAATATTCCGATCGAGGCATTGGATACGATGCTCTTTCCGGAGTTCTTTGATAGCGCGGATGCCGGCATCTCTGAGCGCGAGGCTTACAATTTTGTTGCGTGGGTTTATCGGGCGGTGCAGCTTCGGGCTAATGCGTTGAGCAGCATTCCGTTCACGGTGCAAACGAGTGCCGGCCAGGCTCAAGACCGAATAGATTTTCAAAGCATTTTGCCTCGATTGTTGCAGCTTACTGAGGCTAGTTTGTCTTTGCATGGTGAAGCGTATTGGCTCAAAGAAATCAATTTGCTCAACAATTTGCTTGCTATCAGGTGGGCGGTGGCGTCTACTATCAAGCTGAAGACTGATCCTATTGATGGTTTAGTGGGATTTACGCGGACGATACAGGGCGTGCCGAAACCATTAACCAAGGATGATGTATGCTGGTTTTGGCTGCCTGATCCAGAGGTGGAGCTTGGGCATGGCCAGGCGCCGGCGCAGGTAGCGCTTGAGGCGGCCGGAATCAATCGAAATATCAATCGGTATTCGTCGGCATTTTTCAAATCTGGCGCGATAAACCCGACCATTTTGAGCGTGACGGGGAATCCGGGCAAACAGGCGATGCGCGAGCTTGAAAGTTGGTGGAATCGGCTGGCGACGGGCATTAAGAATGCCTGGACATCGCGGGTGTTGAGATCGGAAGTGACGGTTACGCGCTTGACATCTGATTTGAAAGACATGGCGATGCCGGATTTGACTAAAAATAGTAAGGAGCAAATTGCGGCAGCGTTCGGTGTTCCGATTACGATGCTAGAGGATGCGGCGAATTTTGCTACGGCTAAGGAACATCGTGTTAGCTTTTGGCGTGACTCGGTTGTTCCTGACGCGAAGTTCATTGCCGGCAGCCTCAATGAACAGCTTTTTGAGCCGATGGGGCTTAGGTTTGCTTTTGTGTTCGAGGATATTGAGGTTTTGCAGCAAGATGAGGCAACAAAGACAGATTCAGTTATTAGTCTGGTTGATGCCGGCCTGATCAGCCCGATGGAAGGTCGTGAGATGTTGAATCTTGCGGAGCGGACGGAGGTTGATGAGGCGGATATTATTGATAGCGCTGAAGTACGGGCGCTTGATTTGAAGCGTTGGCAAAAGGTGGCTTTGAAGGAGTTGGTGGCCGGCAATAATCCGGCGCATCGGTATTTTCGGAGTGAGCATATTGGCGCGGGGTTGTATGAGACGATTCATGGCCGGCTGGCTGGTGCGGAGACGAAAGACGAGGTGAGGGCTGCATTTGCAGCCAGCTTTCCCGTCGCAGATTATGGCCATAGCTGGGCCGGCTATCCTTAAGTCGAGTGATCCACCTGATGCTGATGAACGCAGAAAACTTGAACGCAAGATGCAACGGTTAATGCTAACTTACTGGAATGACGAAGTGTTGCCGGCAGTTTTGAGAGAAGCGCAGATACAGACGGCAACGCGAACAGTCGGGGCCGTGTTCCGTGACTTTGGAAGAAAAATGAATCAGATAGTTTTGCCTGTCTTGGAGCGTGGCGTACAAAATGGCGTCGAGAATGCCGCAGCAGAATTGGAGGAGTTGGGAATTGGGATTGATTTTAGCTTGGTGAATGAAGGCGTGCTCAAATGGGCACGCAGTCATGGTAGTGAATTGGTGAAAGGAATCACCAAAACTTCCCGGAACCAGACACGGCAGGCTATCTCTAACTGGATAGCTAGCGGCGATCCATTGCCCGTCTTGGAAGATAAGTTGGCGGTTACATTTGGGAAGAAGCGTGCTGAATTGATAGCCAGCACAGAAGTCACGCGGGTGTACGCTGAGGGGAACATGCG